GCTCATCCAGCCCTGGGCGTCGCGGCGGGTGGCGTGGTTCACCACGGCGCTGTGCGCCTCGCACACCGTGGCCCAGGGGCCGCCCTCAGGGTCCAGGCCGGCCTCAGCGGCCCGGTACAGGCCCACCTCGGTGCCGGTGCTGCGGGCACGGCTCAGGCGCACCAGCCCATCAACGGTGCTGACGGCCCGCACGGGCACCGCCTGGGTGCCCTGGCCCCGGTCCGCGAACCGCACGACGACGATGCCGGCGCCGGCAGCCTGCACGGTGCCCCGCCGGTTGTACGCCCACACCGGCTGGCCCTTGACCAGCTGCGGGCGCGCCGCAGGGGCGCCCGAAGGCGCCCCCTTGGCTGCGTGGTTGTGAGCGGCGCTCACTTGACGGCCCGCAGCTTGCGGCCGGCGTTGGCCGGGGCCTTGGTGGCCTTGCGGGCGTTGGCGCTGTCACGCCCGGCCTGGGCGGTGGCGTCAGCGGCAACCAGGTTGCCGCAGCGCTTGCACCAGCTGGCCCGCTGCGCCGCCCGGCCCTGGGTGATGGCCTCACCCACGCTGGCCGCCTTGCGGGTGGCGCCGTGGGGGTTGCAGCGCACCAGGTAGCCCTTCCGTCCTCAGCCTTGAACACGTCGAACGCCACGGTCAGGTGCACGGTGGGCACGTAGCCCTTGGGGGCCGCGTGGGCCGGGGCCGCCTGGCGGCCGGCCTTGGGGCCATCAGCCTCGGGGGCCTTGGTGGCCTTGGCCTTGGCCGGGGCCTTGGCGGCCGCCTTGGTGGCCTCCTTGGCGTCAGCCACGTTGGCGGCGGTCATGTTGGTGACCACCTTGGCGGCCTGCGCCTTGGTGGCGGCCGTGGCGTTGGTGCTGTTGCGCATGCCCCAGGCGCCCAGCAGCCGGCGCAGGCTGTTCAGCGCCTGGCTGTCGCCCCGCTGGCCGGCGGCCTTGGCCTCGCTGATGGCCACGTCAACCGCCCCCGCCAGGGTGGTGGGGTCGGTGTTGAACGTGATGGTGCTGGCGGTGCTGTCCGCGATCAGCAGGGCGGGCATCCACTTGTGGGCCGCCTGCGCCTGCATGGCCGTGCGGCCCGTCAGCTTGGTGGTGGTGGGGGTCTTGCTCATGGCTCTTGCTCCTTGGGTTGTGGTGCTTGCTTGCGGTGTCCATGATACCAGGGCGCCCTGACAATGCATACACCCTGGCCGACATCTGTTCGTGTGAACTTCGTCACGCCCAGGGGAGGTGCTGCCTGTGGCCCCCAGCTGCGACCAGTGCGGCACCCGCGGCGCCCACCACTGCGGCCCCCGCGTCGAGCGCGTCGAGGCCGTGTTCTCTGAACTGCTGCGCCACACGAAGGGCCGGTGGGCGCGGCGCCCGTTCAAGCTGACCGCCTGGCAGCTGGGCGACATCGTGGGGCCGCTGTTCGGTGACGTGGAGTACGACCCCGCCGGCAAGGCGTGGGTGCGCACCCACCGGGTGGCGTGGATCGAACTGGCCCGCAAGAACGGCAAGAGCGAACTGCTGGCCGGCATCGCGCTGGTGCTCACCGTGGCCGACGACGAAGAGTCAGCCGAGGTGTACGGGGCGGCCGTTGACCGCGACCAGGCCAGCATCGTGTGGGCCGTGGCCGAGCGCATGGTGCAGCTGTCGCCCACGCTCAGCCGCCGGCTGCGCATCTACCGCCAAGCCAAGCGCATCGTGGACCAGCGCACCGCCAGCTACTACCAGGTGCTGGCCGGCGACGCCCTAGGGAACCTGGGCCTCAACCCGCACGGCGTGCTGTTCGACGAGGTGCACGCCCAACGTGACCGGCAGCTGTGGGATGCCCTGCGCACCAGCATGGGCACCCGGCTACAGCCGCTGATGGTGGCGGCCACCACCGCCGGCAACGACCCCGCCGGCTTCGCCGCCCAGGAACACGCCTACAGCGAGCAGGTGGCGGCCGACCCCGCCCTCGACCGCCGCCGGCTCGTGTACCTGCGCAACATGCCGGCCGACGCCGACCCCTGGGACGAAGCCAACTGGTACCACCCCAACCCGGCGCTGGGCGACTTCCTCAGCCTGGGCGCCCTGCGCGACGAAGCGCATGAGGCCCGCCTGGCGCCGGCCCGGGAGAACGCGTTCCGCCAGTACCGCTGCAACCAGTGGGTGCGCAGCGTGGTGCGCTGGCTCAGCCTCGACGCCTGGGACGCCACCGCCGGCCTGGTGGACGAGGACGCCCTGGCCGGCCGGCGCTGCTACGGCGGCCTCGACCTGGCCAACACGCAAGACCTCACCGCCCTCTGCTGGGCGTTCCCTGGGCCTGACGGCGCCGTGCAGCTGCTGTGGCGCCACTGGTGCCCCGAGGACCGCCTAGCCGACCTCGACGCCCGCACAGGCGGCAACGCCAGCGCCTGGGCACGCCAGGGCTACCTGACCCTGACCCCAGGCAACGTGCTCGACCACGCCGCCGTGCTCACCCAGGTGGACGCCGACGCCCACCGCTTCGACGTGGTGGACCTGGCCTACGACCGCTGGGGCATGGCGCAGCTGCGCATCGACCTGGCCGACGCCGGCCTCGCGGTGGTGGACATGGGCCAGGGGTTCGCGTCGATGTCGCCGCCCACCAAGGCGTTCGAACGGCTGGTGCTGGCGGGGCAGCTGCACCACGGCGGCAACCCGCTGGTGCGCTGGCAGGCCGGGCACGTGGTGACCGCCACCGACGCCGCCGGCAACCTCAAGCCCGACAAGGCCCGCTCCCACGAGAAGATCGACGGCATCGTGGCCGGGGTCATGGCGCTCGACCGCCTCACCCGGGCGCAGGCCCCCCGCCGGAGCGCCTACGAGGCCAGCGGGCTGGACGTGATCTGACCGTGTGGGCCTACAGCCGCACCGTGGTGCGCCGCCGGGTGCTGGTGCACCTGCTGGGCGGACGCACCCTCGACGGGGTGCTGTGGCGCAGCCAGGGGCCGCTGCTGGTGCTGCGCGACACGAAGTTGATCGAAGCCGGCCGCATCGTGCCGGTGGATGGTGAGGTGATCGTGGAACGCAGCCGCATCGAGTTCATCCAGGCGCTGCCGTGAGCATCACTGTCCTGTCGGGCGGTGTGCCCATGCTGCTCAGCAAGCCGCTGCCCTGGCCCACCATGGGCTGGTACAGCGGCGACAGCTGCGGCTGCACGCCCGCCAGCCTGGAAGAGGTGTACCGCACCCACCCGGGCGTGCGGACGTGCATCAGCTTCCTGGCCACCAACATCGCCCAGGTCACCATCCACACGTACCGCCGGGAGGGCGAGTACGACCGGCAGCGCCTGCGGGACCACCCCGTGGCCGTAGCGCTCGACCAGCCGTGGCCGGGCGTCAGCCAGTACCGGCTGATGGAGTCCACCGTCAGCGATGTGGCCATCTACGGCGACGCGTTCTGGCTCAAGGTCGCGTGGCCGGGCGACCGGGAGCGCATCGGGCTGCGGCGGGTGCCGCCGGCCCGCCTGGCCCGCATCGAACCTGACGCCCTGGGAAGCCCACAGACCTTTGTGTTCGTCAGCTACCCGGACGGCAACGAGGTGACCGTGCGGGCCGACCAGGTGGTGTGGTTCCGCAGCTACGACCCCACCGAGGCGTACGGCTCGACGGCCATCACGTCGCTGCGCAACCTGGTGGCCGAGGACTACGAGGCCGCCCAGTACCGCCAGCAGCTGTGGCGCCGGGGCGCCCGGCTGGGCGGCGTGCTCAAGCGCCCGGCCGACGCACCCGAGTGGTCCGAGGTGGCCGAGACGCGGTTCAAGGCCGAGTGGGCCGCCTGGTACTCGGGTGACGGCCCCCAGGCCGGCGGCACGCCCATCCTGCAAGACGGCATGGACTACGTGACGGGTGGGTTCACCGCCGAGCAGGCCCAGTACCTCGACGCCCGCAAGATGACCCTGGTGCAGATCGCGGCCGCGTTCCATGTGCCGCCGCCCATGGTGGGCATCCTCGACAACGCCAACTTCGCCAACGTCCGCGAGTTCCACCGCAGCCTGTACCAGGACACGCTCGGCCCCTGGTTCCGCATGATCGAGCAGGAGATCGCCAACGCGGTGATCCCCGACTTCGATGACACCGCCGGGGTCTACTGCGAGTTCAACGTGGCCGAGAAGCTGCGCGGCAGCTTCGAAGAGCAGGCCGCCGCCCTGCAGACCGCGGTGGGCGCCCCGTGGATGAGCCGCAGCGAAGCCCGCGCCCGCATGAACCTGCCCGAGCGCGAAGACGCCGACCAGCTGATCGTGCCGCTCAACGTGAGCACCACCGTGCCCCCCGAGGGCGCACCGCCCGCTGAGCCGGGCGCAGCTGCCCGCAGCAACGGCAACGGGCACCACCCCCAGTACGCCTGACCCTCACTCCCCTGCCGCTTGCGCAACGGCGGCCCAGCCCCACCAAGGAGGCCGCCCATGCGCACCAAGGACGCGCCCGCCACCTACCAGGTGAAGCAAGCCGAGGACGGCTCATCGACCGGCGAGTTCGAAGCGCTGGTGGCCGTGTTCGGCAACGTGGACTACGTGGGCGACCGGGTGATGCCGGGCGCCTTCGCCAAGAGCCTTGAGCGCTGGGCTGCGTCACCCAACGCGATCCCCGTCATCTACAGCCACGCCCACGACGACCCCAACGCCTTGCTGGGCGTGGTGATCGACGCCAAGGAGACGGACGAGGGCCTGTGGGTGCGGGGCATGCTCGACCTGGACGCCCCCGCGGCCGCGAGCGTGCACCGGGCCATGCAAGCCAGGGCGCTCACCAAGTTCTCCTTCGCCTACGACGTGCTGGCCGCCAACCCCGATGAGGCCGATGCCAACGTCACCGAACTGACCGAGCTTGACCTGATCGAGGTCGGCCCCACGGTGGTGCCGGCCAACGTCGAGACGGACCTGCTGGCGGTCAAGGCGGCGGCGCTCAAGGCCGGGCGTGTGCTGAGCGCCAAGAACGAGGACCGGCTGCGCCAGGCCCGTGACCTCCTGGGCGAAGTGCTCGACCAGCTGGCCAGTGGCGACGCCGACAAGGACAGCAAGGCCGCGATCCGCAGCCACAGCACAGCCACCAGCACCGGCACCTGGGACGCCAACGCCGCCATGGGCCGGCTGAGCACCGCCGAGGGCTACCGGGCCGCCAGCGCCTGGGTGGACCCCGACGCCGATCCTGACACCCGCGCCGCCTACCGCTTCCCCCATCACGAGGTGGACGGACGGGGCCGCGTGGGGTCCGCCAACCTGACCGCCGCCAGTGCCGGCATCGGCATCCTCAACGGCGGCCGTGGCGGCACAGCCATCCCCGCGGCGGACCGGCAGGGTGTCTACAACCACCTGGCCCGGCACCTGCGCGACGGCGACCGCGAGCCGCCACCCCTGAGCGGCACGTCGTCCATCGACCCCCTGTACCTGCGCGCCCGTGCCATGGCGGTGGGCGTGCCCACCCCACCCGGAGGACACCGTGACAGTCACTGATGCGGCGCCGGCCCCGACCGACGCTGACGCCAAGATCAAGGCGCTGCAAGAGGAAGCCGCCGGCCTGGTTGCCCGTGTGGACGACGAGGCCCGCGACTTCACCCCCGAAGAGCAGGACCGCGTGCGGGCCATCTTCGAAGAGGCCAAGGCGCTGCGCGACCGCGGCCGCAAGCAAGCCGAGCGGGTGCAGCTGCTGGACGACATCAAGGGCCTGGTGACCCCGGCCGAGGCCGAGGTCATCAACACCAAGGCGTTGGAGCAGCCCCGCCGCACGGCACCGGGCAAGGCCCTGACGCTGTACGACCGCTGGGCCGAAGACCCCGGCATCAAGGCGTTCATGGAGGCCAACGCCAACGGCTTCTCCGACTCGGTCAAGGTGCACAGCCCCACCGTGCACCTGCCGGGCCTCAAGGCCATGACCATCACGTCCGCTGTGGTGGCTGAGGGCGGCCTGGTGCGCCCCGACTGGCTGGGCATGCTCGACCCGTTCTACCAGCGGCCCCTGGTCGTGCGGAACGTGGTCACGGCCGGCACCACCACGTCGGACACGATCGAGTTCGCCCGGCTGGAGAGCGTCACCAACAACGCCGACGTGGTGGCCGAGGCCAGCGACACCGCCGGCAGCGGCGTCAAGCCGCAGTCAACGCTGACCTTCGAGAAGGTCACCACCACGGTCAAGACCATCGCCCACTGGATGGCCGCCACCAAGCGGGCACTGGCCGACACCGGCCAGCTGCGCACGCTCATCGACGAGTTTCTGCGGTACGGCGTCGAGGAGAAGCTTGAGGACGAGATCGTCAACGGTGACGGCACAGGCGAGCACTTCCTGGGGTTGCTCAACACCCCGGGCACCCTGGCGCAGCCGTTCGACACCGACTCCCTGGCCACCATCCGCAAGGCCATCACCCAGGTGCAGATCACGGGCCGCACCCAGCCCAACGCCCTGCTGCTCAACCCCGCCGACGACGAGGCGTTCGATCTACTCAAGGGCGGCGACGGCAACTACATGCAGGGCAACCTGGTGCCGTGGGTTGGCGGCCAGCCCCGCACCGTGTGGGGCATCGCCCGCATCGTCTCCGAGGCCATGCCGGTGGGCACCGCCCTGCTGGGCAACTTCCGGTTCGCCGTGCTGTGGGACCGGGAGCGGGCCACCCTGACCGCCACCGACAGCCACGACGACTTCTTCATCCGCAACCTGGTCGCCATCCTGTGCGAACTGCGGGCGGCGTTCGGCGTGCTGCGGCCCCAAGCGTTCTGCGAGGTGGCCCTGGCGGCAGCGACCCCTTGATCAGGGTCACCGCGACCCCCGTAGCCGGTGACCCGATGACGTTCCAGTTCCAGGCGGCCACGTGACGGTCGCCTGGGACTTCGGGGACGGAACGACCGCCGCTGAGCCATTCGGCGTCGCGGTGAGCCACAGCTACGTCGAGCCTGGCGATCACACGGTGACCGCCGAGGCGATCGGCCACAACGCCGGCGCGGCCACGGTGACCGCCCGGTCCCGCAACCTGCTCGTCAGCGACGATCAGGCGTCATTCGAGGGCGCTGCGCTGGCGGGCTGGACTGGCAACAACGCCACCGTGGCCGTGACCGACGAGCGGGCCGCCCACGGCCAGTACAGCCTGCTGGTGACAATCACGGGCGCGTCGCCTGCCAGTGCCGACGCCCGCGTGTCCGTCACCAACCCCGGCGTGGACATCGACGGCCGGCTGCTGACGTTCATCGCCTCGCTGTGGGTGCCTTACGCGGGCCGCAGCGGCCGGCTAACGGTCGGCTACCTGGACGCCACGGGCACCCAGTTCGGCTCCGCGCAGCAGCTGACCAACCAGACCCTGGCGGCCAACCAGTGGACGCAGCTGCGGGCCGACCTGGTGATGCGCGAGGGCAGCGTCGGCTTCCTGCTTCGGCTGGTCGTGGCCGGCGGCGTCACGGGCGACCTGTTCTACGCCGACCGCGTGGGCGTATTCCTGGGCGCCGTCCAGTCCCCCGACTGGGCGCTGCCGTCAGCCACGCCCGCCTGAGATGTGCGGCCCGGCTCGCTCCGGGTGGCACCAACCCGCGGGGCCGGCGGCCGCCCGGCTGTGTTGTTGCGCCGGCCGTGCACAGCCGCCGACCCCGCACCACAAAGGAGGCGCCATGCCCAACGACGACGAACTGGTCACGGTGCCGATCGCGCCGGGCCGCTGGCAGAAGATGACCCGCCGCCAGGCGGCCGCGGCTGGCTACGACCTGCCCGGCGACGAACCGCCCCCGGAGCCTGAGCCGGACGCCAAGACGCGTACGCCCGCGAACAAGGCCCGCAAGGCGCCGGCCAAGGCCCCCGCCAAGAAGGCCACCAGCCGCCGCCGGTCGTGACCACCAGCCTCGCCACACCCGAGCAGCTGGCCGCCGTCTGCCCCGACGTGGACCCCGACAACGCCCAGAACCTGCTCGACCAGGCCACGGTGATCTTGCAGTCGGAGACGGGCCAGACCCTGCTGGCCGTGGACGGCGCCCGGGTGCTGCTCGACAGCGAAGGCGCCAACGTGGTGCTGCTGCCCGAGGTGCCCGTGCGGGCCGTGGACAAGGTTGTGGTCGAGGGCGTCGAACTGACGCCGGACGAGTACGAGTGGTCGAGCGACGGCATGCTGCGGCTGCTGGGCGCCTGCGCCGTGTTCCCTCAGCGGTTCCAGTCGGTGGACGTGATCTACGACCACGGCTTCGACCCGATCCCCGCCGACCTGGCGCTGGCCGCGTGCGGCATCGCCTGCCGGCTCAGCAAGGCTCAGGCCGGTCAGACCGGCGAGGTCACCTTCGAAGCGGTGGGCAGCTACCAGGTCCGCTACGCCACCGCCGTGGGCCTCACCAGCGTGGAGGCGTCCGTGGTGAACCGCTACCGGGTGGGGCGATGAGCGCCACCAACCAGCCCGCGTTCTTGACCGTGACCGAAGGCCCCGCAATCCGGCCGCGGGCGCTGGCGGCGCCGGCTGCCACCCAGGCGGTGGGCACCCTGCCCCTGGCGGTGGACCTGGTGCTGTACCGGGGCGACGACTTCTACCTCGACGTGGCGGTCACCGACGACGCCGGCCAGCCCTTCACCCTGGCCGGCTACACCCCCGCCGCGCAGGTGCGGCAGACGACCGACGCCGCCGAGATCGTTGCCACGTTCGTGGCCACGGTGAGCACCAACGTGGTGCACCTGCACCTGACCGCGGCGGTGGCGGTGGGCCTCACCGATGGCGTGTGGGACGTGCAAGTCACCAGCGCCGCCGGCGAGGTGACCACGCTGGCGTTCGGCGCCGTGCGCGTCACCCACGACGTGACCCGCACCCCATGACGGCCCCCACGGTCACGAGCACCATCCACAAGCACGGCGCAGCCGACGTGGTGGTGCACGGCCACGGCAGCATCGCCACCAGCTTCCGGCCGCCCGTGCCGGCGCCCGTCAACCAGCTGAGCACTGAGCAGGCGACGATGGCCGGTGGAGCGCAGAACTTCCTGGACGACTGGGCCTCCGCCTGGTGGGTGCTAGGGCACTGCGGCATCGGCCCGGCCACGGTTGGGGGCCGCTCAGCGCTGCGGGCCTGGCGCACCCCGGGCACACCGATCGTGTTCCGGCCGAATGCCACGATCACTGCCCCAACTGTCGCCAACCCCAACGTGGGCCGCCAGAGCTACCCGACCACACCCGCCCAGCGGTACACGTTCATGGTCGATGTGTGGGCTGACGGCCCAGGCTACGAGGCCAAGCTGCAGGTCGAGTTCTTCGCCGCTGACGGCACCACCGTGGTCAGCAAGCCAGCCAGCACACAGTCCCTGGCCGCCCAGGCGTGGCAGCACTGCGCCGTGACGGTGGCCGCCCCCGCGGGCGCTGCCATCGCCCGGCCCATGGTGCGTGTCATCAACCCCACCCGGGTGCCGGACGGGCAGAACATGCTGACGCAGGCAAGCGCGTCGGCTGAGCCGGGGACGCTGGACGGCTGGCGGGGCCGGGGCAGCACGGCCATGCGCTTCGCGTTACAGCAGACACACGTGACCCATGGTGCCTGGGGGGTCGAGGTGCGATCCAACGCCACCTCGGCAGTGGTTCCCCTCCCGATGGTCCCCAGCCCCGCCGGCCAGCGGATCGACTGGTTCGGCGACTACTGGTCCGACGCGGCGACCCCCAGCCTCCAATGGTGGCGAGCGTGGTACGACGACGACCTCAACCTGCTGGGCAGCGGGTTCGGCTCGGGGTACACACTCACCCCCGGGGCCTGGACCAACGTCCGCCTAGCCCGCAACTCGGATGTCCTGGCGGCCTACACGACTTGGGGCTGGAACCCCAACAACGCGTCCATGGTCAGCGCTGACTTCTCGATCCCGTACTACATCGACCGCCGGGGTGCCATCGCCAACACGGTCAATCCTCCCTGGCAGGAGCCGCAGCCCGACCAGTTCGTGGCCATCAGCCAGGCGGGCTTCTACGAGGGCGACGTGCCCCGCTGGTCCGCCACCCCAGCCTGGGCACCCAGCCTGCTGAGCGCCCAGCAGGCCGACATCGAGACCAACGTCAACGGCAGCGGTACCCAACGGGTTGCGGACTGGGTCCAGGCCGGGACGAGCGTGATGGGTTGGGACGCCACCCGGGCCAACACCGGCACCCACAGCCTGTCGGTCAGCCATGCGACTTCGACCGGGCCGGGCACCTTCGCGGGTCAGCCCGGCACATTGACCCAGCTGCGCTGGCCGGTCACGCCAGGGCAGGGCTACACGTTCCTGGCGTCGGCGCGGCCGCTCACACCCATGAACACGTGCAACCTGGTGCTGGAGTGGTACAACGCGGCGGGCACGCTCCTGAGTAGCTGGACGACGCCCGCCTACCCCACCGACCTCACGCGGTTCGTGACGCTGGCCTGCCAAGGCATCGCCCCGGCCAACGCGGCCACCGTGGGGGTGCGGGTCACGACCAACTTCGCCAGCGCCCCGGTCCAGGTGCTGCTGGACACGTTCGGGGTCTATGCGGGCTACGTCGGCGCCTGGGTCCACCCCGACACCCCCCGCCCGCCCAACGCCCCGCTGCGCCCCGCCACCATCGGCGTGGGATGGCCACGGTGACTGGCCTGGCCGGCAGCCCCATCGGCCGGCTGCTCAAGCGGCAGCTGGTCATCCACGCCCCCGTGCGTGGCGTGCGTGACTCACACGGCCGCCAGGCGGTGGCCACCTGGGACGCCACCCCGGTGCTGGGCTACGTCGAGCAGCGCACCACCGACGAGGTGGTGGTGGGCCAGGACACGTACTCAGCTGACTGGTTCTGCGCGCTGCCGCCCGGCACCCAACTTGAGCCGTGGGACCGGATCGAAGACCCCGCTGCCGGCATCACCTGGGAAGTGGTGGGCCTGCCGGGCCGGCCCCGCCGGGCGCCCACCGACCAGGAGCACCACGTCGAGGCCAAGTTGCGGGTGGTGACCACATGAGCGACCAAGGCATCCAGGTGACGCCGGGGATGGTGTTCAAGCCCAACCCCGACTTCCTGTCAGAGCTCAACGACGAGCCGGGCGTGCGGGCCACCCGCAACGCCTACGCCGAGACGGCCGCCGTGCACGCGCGGGCCATCGGTGAGGCCATCAGGGACACGGGCGCCTACGCACGGTCGATCCGGGCGGAAGGCAACACGGTGCTCAGCGACGACCCCGGCGCCGCCTACATCGAGTTCGGCAGCGTGCACAACCCGCCGTTCGCGCCGCTGCGCCGGGCCGTTGACGCCACCGGGGCCACCCTCACCGACCGGGGCGCCGACCCCAACGCCGACACGGTGTGGTCCGGTGGCTGACCCGTCCTACGGGCCGCCTGACACCTGCCTGCAACCCGACCCCGTGGCCGCCGTGGTGGCCTACCTGACCGGCGTGGCCACCGTGGCCGCCCTGGTGGACGACCGGGTGGCCTCAGCGCTCGACACCGAGACGGCGTGGCCGGCGGTGCGGGTGACGCTGCTGTCCAGCTTCCCCGTGTACCCCCGGGTGCTCGACCGGCACCTGTTCCAGGTGGACTGCTTCGCCACCGATGAGCCGGCCGCCTACCAGCTGGCCGCAACCGTGCGGGCCGCGCTGGTGGGCTGCGGCGGCTGGGTGGGTGCTGGCGCCGTGCTGACCGGCTCCACCGACCTGAGCCTGCGCCCCATCCCCGACGAGACGTACACCCCGCCCATCAGCCGCGTGGCGGTGGCCGGCTACGTGTTCGCCCGACCTGACCCCAGGGAGGTCACCCCCAATGGCAACCAACCTTGACTGCAACGAGGTCCGCGTTGGCCTGACCGGCCACCTGTGGACCGCCCCGGTGGGCACGGCCATGCCCACCGACGTGACCACGCCCATGCCCACGCCGTGGGTTGACCTTGGCTACACCACCGAGGACGGCCTCAGCATGAGCGTGGACACCAACCGTGAGGACTTCAACGTGTGGCAGTCCAACTCGCCCTGCCGCAGCGTGGTCACCAGCCAGACCTACACGTCCACCTTCACGCTGGTGCAGCGCAACGCCGAGACGCTCAAGCTGGCGTTTGGCGGTGGCGAGGTCACGTCGTCGGGTGTGGGCGTGGTCAAGTACACGCCGCCGCCGGCCGGCCTGGCCGAGCGGGCCTTCGTGTACGAGGTGATCGACGGCCCGATCACCGACCGCTGGCTCATGTACAAGGGCAACCCGGCCCTGACCGGCGACATCAGCTTCGTCAAGAGCGACATGACCGGCTACGAGATCGAGATCACGCACCTCGACACCACCGACGGCGTGTGGTCGCTGCTCACCAACGACCCCAACGTGGTGGCCGACACCACTGGGTTCTCCGCAGAGACCCCTGAGGGCGCCGCTGAGGCCCCCGCAGCTGAGCCGGCGGCCTGATGGCCACCCTGGACCTCGACGCCCGCCGTGAGGAAGCTGGCGGCGGCCCCAAGAAGGTCAAGCTGGGCGGCGTGACCTACGACCTGCCGGCCGAGTTCCCCTTGCAGGCCGGCGAGCACCTGGCCAACGCCGAGATGACCGCGGCCGTGGGGCTGCTGTTCGGTGAGGAGAACGCCCGCACGGTGATGACGCTGCTGTCCAGCAAGGACCTGGACGCCATCGCCGAGGAACTGTACGACCTGGGCGCAGGTGAGGGCGGCGCCGTCATGCGCCCTACGGCAGCGAACCGGGCGGCCCGGCGGGCGACCAACGGGCGGAAGTCGACACCCCTGCGCTCAGCGCGCTCGTAGGGCTGGTCACCCTGCTGGCCGACCAGTGGGGGCCGATCGAGGCCGACTTCCGACGGTTCTACGGCCTCGACCTGGGCGCGGCGTGCTTCGGGGGCGGTGCCCTCGGGGCGCGCCGCTTGCGCGTGCTGGTGGCCTACCTGCCGCCCGAGTCGTCCCTGGCGCGGGCCATGGGCTGGTGGTGGACCGACGCCCACGAACTGACTGCCCAGCTGGTTGAGATTGGCGCCGTAGCCGCCCAGGCGGCCGGTGCCACGGCCAGCGGCCTCAGCGGCCGGCGCTGGCGGCCCGAGCCGTACCAGGTGCCCCGGCCCGCCATGCCGGCGCTGGCGGCCCCGCCGGCCACCGCCCCTGAGCCGCAACGGCTCACCCGCGAGTCGATCCGCCGAACCCTGCTACGGAGGGGGTGACCCTTGGCCAACGCCGGCACCGCATGGATCACCTACCTGGGCGACTACTCCAAGATGGCGGTCGGCAGCGAGCGCGCCATCAGCACAATGGCCGGCCGCTGGAAGGCGATGTCGAAGCGCTACCTGGGGCCGGCGCTGGCCATCGGCGTGGGGGTGGGCCTCACCAAGCTGGGCGGCGACTTCCAGAAGGCGTACGCCCGGATACGCACCGGCACCGGCCAAACGGGCAAGGCATTGCAGGGGCTGCGCGACGATTTCAAGGCCGTGTTGGCCACCCGGCCGGACTCAATGAACGACGTGGCCGACGCCATCACCAACGTGCATCAGCGGCTCGACTTGACCGGCAAGCCGCTGCAAGACGTGACCCGTGACTTCCTGCGCCTGTCAAAGATCACGGGCACCAAGGTGGCCGACAACGTCGAGGTCGTGGGCCGGGTGCTGGGCGACTGGGGTGTGCCCGCCGCCCAGGCCACCGACGCCATGAACAAGCTGTTCCGGGCCAGCCAGGTCACGGGCGTGAGCGTGGGCGACACCGCCCAGCTGATGACCCGCTACGGCGCCCCGCTGCGCCAGCTGGGCTTCTCGTTCGATGAGTCGGCCGCCATGGTCGCCAAGTTCGAGAAGCAAGGCGTCAACACCCAGCTGGTGCTCGGCTCGATGCGGGTGGCGCTGGGCCGCATGGCCAAGGAGGGCGAAGCGCCCGTCGAGACGTTCCGCCGGGTGACCAGCGAGATCGAGAACGCGGGCAGCGCGGGTGAGGCCAACCAGAAGGCGCTGGAACTGTTCGGCGCCCGGGCCGGCCCCGACATGGCCGCGGCGATCCGTGAGGGCCGGTTCGAACTGGACGACATGGTGAAGACCATCGCCAACGGGCGCGACACCATCGAGCGCTCGGCCACCGATACGGCCACGTTCTCGGGCAAGTGGAAGACCTTCACCAACGCCCTGCGGGTGGGCATTGAGCCAGTAGCGATCCGGTTCTTTGACGGCCTCACCGCCGCCATGGCCACCGTGCAGCCGTGGCTGCTCAAGATCGCGGACGCCTTCGCCTACCTGACATCGAACACCGACCTGCTGGTCGTTTCACTGTCAGCGCTGGCCGGCTTCCTGGTGGCCGGCAAGATCGTGGGCGCCATACAGGGCATCCAGGCCGCCTTCGGGGCCGGCACACTCATCAGCGGCGGCTGGATCATCCTGGCGATCACCGCCCTGGCCGCCCTGGCCGCCGGCCTGGTCATCGCCTACAACAAAGTCAAGTGGTTCCACGACGCCGTGGACGCCGTGTGGCAGGGGCTGGTGGCCACGTTCCACTTCGTGGCCCGCAACTGGAAGGCGTTCGTGGCGGGCCTGGCCATCGGCCTGACCGGCCCCCTGGCCGCCATCGTGGCGGGCTTCGCCTACCTGTACAGCCGCTTCGAATGGTTCCGTGACGCGGTGCAGGCCGTGGTGGGCGGCATCGGCAAGGCCGTGTTGGAGTACATGGTCGAGCCGATCCGCACCGCGGTGCGCATCATCACCAAGCTGATCCACGGCGACTGGCGGGGCGCCCTGGGTGAACTGGTCGGCCTGCCCATGCGCATGCTGCGCCTGTTCGGCCGGGTGTGGGGCGAGCTAGGCAAGCTGGTGGCCGGCGCCCTGGCCGGGGCGGTGCGGGCTATCGCCGCGTTCGTCCCCAAGGCGGCGGCCGCCATGGGCCGCTTCGGCGTGAACCTGGTGGCCGCCATCGTCCAGGCCATCCCCAAGGTGCTGGCCGCCCTGGGCCGGCTGGGCCTGGCGATCGTGACGTGGGCCATCGCCCAGGTGCCCAAGCTGGGCGCCGCCTTCCTGCGGTGGGTGCCCAAGCTGCTGGGCTGGGCCGTCGAGCTAGCCATCAAGGTGCCGCTGTTCTTGGCGGCCGTGTGGATCAAGCTGCACTACTGGGTCGTCTCGACAGGCGTGCGGATGGCGGCCGCGCTGGCCGCCTGGGTGCCCAAGGCCCTGGCGTGGGTCATCGACCTGGCCCGCCGGCTGCCCGGCATGCTGCTGCGGGCCTGGGTGGCCATCAACCTGTGGATCGGCCGCACCGCCATCCGCATCGGCATCGCGGCCGCCAAGTTCGTGCCCAAGGCCCTGGCCTGGGTGGGCGACGTGCTGCGCAAGCTGCCCGGCCAGCTGGCCAAGATCGGCACGCTCATCTGGGACGCTCTGACCCAGCTGCCCGGCCTGATCGCCAAGGCCGGCGCCGGCATCTTCCGGGCGTTCACCAACATCGGCAAGGGCATCTTCGGCGCCATCAAGGACGGCATCGTGGCGGCGGCCAAGGGCGTGGGGGGCTTCGCCGCCAGCATGGGCAAGGCCCTGTGGGGCTGGATCAAGGACCACGTGTTCACGCCCCTGGTGGACTGGGAGATGCCCATCCCTGGGCACCCCAAGCCGTTCAAGAAGCTGCTGTCGGTCATCGGGATGGCCGCGGGCGGCATGGTGGGGCGGCCCACCCTGGCGCTCATCGGTGAGGCCGGCCCCGAGTTGGTGCTGCCGCTCAACGACCCCAAGCGGGTGGCCGAGCTACTGGCCGCCTACGCCCCGGGCCTCATCACGCACGCCCAGGGCGGCGCAGCTGCCGGCGGCACCCCCACCGAACCGACCGGCATCAACACCTGGGCCGACAGCGTGGTGGCCCGCATGGCGCTGCTGCCCGCGCAGATCATGGCCGCCACCGCCCCGCTGACCGAGTGGCGCCGCTGGATGCTGGTCCTGTTCGCTCAGGTGGCCGCGGCCATCAACCGCTTCGCCGTCACCACCCGGGTGCGCCTGGCCACCTGGGCCGCCCGCGAGGTGCCGGCCGCGACCCTGCCGGCGCTCACCGTGTGGCAGGTGCGGGTGGTGGGCGTGTTCCGCACCATGGTGGCCCAGGTGTCGGCCGTGCTGCGGGCCGCGGTGGCCAGCTGGCGCTCCCTGGGCACCCAGGCCGGCAACGCCTACGTGCGGGCGCTCACCAGCCCGCTGCGCAGCGCCACGTCGAGCATCACCCGCATTGTGGACGGCTACGCCAAGGCTCTGGCGAAGGGCCTCAACCCGGTGCTCAAGGCCGTGGGCCAGAAGCCCATCCGCCTGGCGCAGGGCGGCGTGGTCAACTACGCCCGGGGCGGGGTAGCCGAACGTCACGTCGCCCAGGTGGCCCCGGCGGGCGCCTACCGGGTGTGGGCCGAACCTGAGACCGGCGGCGAGGCGTACATCCCCCTGGCCGCCGGCAAGCGCAGCCGGTCCAAGGCCATCACCGAGGCCGTGGTGCGCCGCTTCGGCGGGGCGGTCACCTGGTACCGGGGTGGCGGCGTCACAGGCGACACCGCCGGCCTGCACCCGGTGTTCCTGCAACGGCTCAACGCCTGGTCCCAGGCGGTGGGTGAGCCGTACCACGTGGGCAGCGGCTACCGCTCGATCGCCTCCCAGGCGAACCTGTACGCCCGCTGGCTGGCGCACGTGCCCGGCCAGGCTCAGGCAGCCAAGCCGGGGTCGTCGATGCACAACTACGGCCTGGCGTCGGACGGCAGCCACTGGTCACGCCGCAACCCGGGCGCGTTCTCGCTGCGCTACCCGATGAGCTACGAGCCGTGGCACGTCGAGCCGAACGAGGCCCGCCAGTGGCGGGGCATGACCCCCGCCGCCGGGTGGGGCGACTCACCTGGCGTCCCCCGGGCCAGCCTGCCGGCAGTGCCCACCATGCCCCACGCCGGCCTGCTGTACGACGTGGCCGACAAGGCCATGAAGTACACGCTCGCCAAGGCCACGGCGTGGGCGGCCAACGCCCTGGCGTCCGCCAGCTACGGCGCCCCGGCCCCGGTGGCCGGCGCCGCGCTCAAGGGCAGCGCCGTCGAGGTCGGCAAGGCCATGGCCGCCGCCCGCGGCTGGGTTGGCTCCCAGTGGGACGCCCTGTACCAGCTGTGGATGAAGGAGTCGGGCTGGCGGGTCAACGCCGACAACCCCACCAGCAGCGCGTACGGCATCCCCCAGGCGCTGCCCGGTTCGAAGATGAGCAGCTTCGGTGCGGACTGGCGCACCAACCCGCACACGCAGATCGGGTGGGGCCTCAACTACATCGCCCAGCGGTACGGCAGCCCCCGGGCGGCGTGGGCGCACAGCCAGGCCCACAACTGGTACAGCCACGGCGGCCTGGTGTTCATGCACGCCCGCAGCTTCGACAACGGCGGCACCCTGGCCCCGGGCCTCAACCTGGTGCACAACGGCACGGGCAGCCCCGAAGCGTTGGCCCGGCGCGGCACCGGGGCCGCGGTGCAGATCGGCACCGCGCACTTCCATGAGCCGGTGGACCTCGACCTGCTGCTGCGCAAGACCGCCTTCCTGGTGGCGGCAGGGAGGGTGTGATGGCAGCCACCGTGGTCATCAGCGACGAGGTGGGCGTGATCGACGGGGCGCTGGCGCTCACCTGCGATGCCGGCTGGGTGGTCGAGTCCGTCGAGATAGGGCTGCCCGAGCCGCGGGCCGTGGTCGAGAACCGGCCCCTGGGCAACGGCACCATCGACCGCACCGGCTACGCCGCGGCCCGCACCATCACCCTGGGCCTGGTGGTGGCCGACGACCCCTCCACCCGCCAGGCCCTGCTCGACCAGCTGGCCCCCTACCTGTACCCCGCGGCCCGCCCGTGGCTGGGCATCGCCACCGACCCGCTCGCCCCGCTGCGCTGGTACCAGGTGCGGGCCACTGACCTGTCCGGCCCGTGGGAGCAGCCCGAGTACCTGCGGGCCACGGTCGGGTTCGTGACCGCCGGCCTGCCATGGGGCCAATCAGGCGACCTGCACACCGTCAACGTGTGGCCCGGCACCGGAGCAGGCGGCCGCACCTACAACCTGGCGTTCGACCGCGTGTACCCCAGCGCCCTGCCCGACGTGGCCGTGGCCTACAACGCCGGGGCGGCGCCGGCCCCGTGGACCGCCACCATCTACGGGCCGGTCACAGCGCCCCGGCTCGACAACCTGACCACCGGGCAGGCCATCGTGACCACCAGCAAGCTGGTGGTGGCGGCGGGCGACTGGGTCGTCATCGACTCCACGGCCCGCACGCTCATGGCCGATGGGGTGAGCAGCCGGTACTACACGCTCGACTTCACGCAGACCGAGTGGTTCACGCTCGTGCCCGGGCAGAGCCGGCTGACCGTGCACGGCACCGACACGCAGACCCCGGCCATGGCGGTCATCACGTGGCGGGACGCCTACCTGTGAGGGAGACGCCATGACCCTGCTGGCGCCGCTGTGGGCGCAGAACTCCGCCTACCCAGCCGCCACCGACCGCCACCTGATCGGCGCCACCCTGGGCGCCGGGGTAGTGCGTTCAGGCGACCTGCTGGTCGGCCCCCGGGCGGCCGGCGCCGCCATGAGCGTGGACATCGCCCCCGGCGAGGTGGTGGTGCCATCGAGCATCGACCGGGGCGCCTACCTGTGCGTGTCCACCGCCATCGAGTCGGTCAGCATCGCCGCCGCCCCCGGCACCGGCCAGTCCCGCATCGACCTGATCTACGCCGAGGTGCGCGACTCCCAGGCCACCGGGGCGCCCGGCGGCTACAGCGATTGGCACATGGACGTGGTGACCGGCACCCCCACCACCGGCACCCCCACCGTGCCGGCCGTGCCGGCCAACAGTGTGGCCCTGGCGCAGATCGCGGTGGCTGCCGGCACCGCCAGCATCACCGCTGGCCTCATCACCGACCGCCGCAACCTGTCGCCCCGCCAGCCGGTGCTGCCGTTCACCACCCGCACCAGCGCGGCGTCGGTGCCGGCCAGTTCCAGCGGCGGCATCGCCCCGCCTGCGTATCCCGGCTACTGGGACTTGACCACCAGCGTCACGCTGACGTTCCGCCGGGCGGGCCTGGTGTCGGTGAACCTGTTCGTGCAGCGCACCGGGGCCACCACCGACATGCGCGGCCGGCTCAACTACCCGGCGGCGAGCGTGGACCTGTACACCGTCAACAGTGGTGCCGGCGGCACCGCCCGCGGCGCCGTGTCCTGGCTGGGCCGCGTGGCCGTCAACGACACCATCGACTTCTACTGCACCAACCTGGTGACCGGCCCCATCACCGTGCAGGTCGCCACGAACTGCGTGTGGCTCGGTGAGTGATCCCGCTCCCTGAACCGCTGGCCGCCGACCACGGGCGGACCGCGATCGCGCACAGCGACTGGGAGCTACAGCTGGTGGACGACGCCACCAACACGGCTGTGGCCGACCTGCGCCACGACGCCAGCGAGTTCAGCCTGACCGTGCGGTTGCGCGACCAAGGCGAGTGCAGCTTCCAGATCGACGGGCGCAGCGAGGTGGCCGCCCAGCTGCACGAACTGACCACCGATGTGGTCGTGTGGTACGGCGGCAACCCCATCAGCCGCCAGCGCATCACCAACTCCACCGACACCATCGACGCCGACAACCACCAGGTGGACGTGGCCGCCGTGGACTACCGGGGGCTGCTGGCCCGGCGCATCACCCGCCAGGCGTTGACGTTCGCCGGCACCCAGCAGCTAGACGACGTGGCCTGGCAGCTGATCGACCACACGCAGACCGCCAGCGTGGGCGGCAACTGGCGCATCACCCGGGGCCTCAACCCCACCACCGGCACCGTGACCGGCTGGACAGTGCCTGAGGCCAAGGCCATCGACGAGGCCATCGGTGACCTGGTGGCCGTGTACCCCAGCTTCGACTGGGAGATCAACGGGCGCTTGCAGTTCGACGCCTGGTCGATGCGGGGCGCCAGCCGTGACTTCGCTTTGGAGTACGGCACCAACGTGACCGGCGTGCGCCGCGAGATGTCGAGCAGCAACTACGCCAACGCGGTGCGCACTTCCGGTGCCGAGGGCCTACCCGCCCAGTGGCGCCAAGCCAGCGACCTGGCCACCCGGGCCGAGGGCCGCATGGAGACCCAGGAAGGCAACCCCGACCTGGCCAACGCGACCGCCATCGGCCAGGCCGCCGACGCCTACCTGTGGCGCCACGGCAGCCTGGCGCCCGGCTACACGTTCACGCTCACGCCCGGGGTGTGGTCACCCGCCGACCTGTGGCTGGGCGACCTGGCCACCGTGGTGGTGCACAGCGGCCGGCTCGACGTGGTGTCGGTCGAGCGCGTCGAGCAGATCGACATCAAGGCCGACGCCGACGGCGGCAGCACCGTCGAGGTGTCGTTCGGGCACCTGCACGAAGACCTGGCCCACCAGCTGCGGGTGATGCCCCGCCAGCTGACCGACCTCAACCGCCGCTGAGGGCCGGGACGCTTGGACGGCGCCCCAACCCTCAACCCAGGCCGCGCAGGAAGGCGTCGAAGTCGGAGCGCCTGAACATGCGCCGGTTGCCCACCATGAACGACGGCAACTCCCCGGAGCGGATGTACTCGTACACCTTGGCTTTGCCGACCCCCATGGCCGCGGCGACCTGCTTCACCGACAGCAACTCGTCGCTGAACGTGACCGTGGTCGTGGCCGGCGGGCGCCCATCGTCCGCCTGAGATAGCTCCACCACCCGCCGGGCCACCCGCTCGACCAGCACGTCCAGCGCGGCGGCCACGGCAGCCAGGTCGGGGTCCAGCCCCGGCGTGTTCCCCATCGGCTGGGGAGCCTACTTGAACGTCTCGCGCCCCTACTTGAACGTCTCGCGCCCCTACTTGAAAGGCGGTGCCCCCATGCCCGACGACGACGACCTGCTCGACGGCATGTGCGACCTCGACTTCGACAACGGGCCACCCGTCAGCGACGAGGACGCCCCCTACGTGGCGCTGTTCTGCGACGTGCTCGACTGCGACGAACACGTGCGTGACCGCCAGGCGCTGGCCCATGAGGCCCAGGCGTGGCACACCCTGCTGCCCCACCACGCACGGGCGATGCTCGATGCCACGTGACACCGGCCTCGCCAGCCGGCTGCGGGCTGCCGGCCTGCGTGTCGTGGAGTGCTCCGGCTGGCAGACCCGCGGCAGCAGCGACTTCTCGCCCCGGGGGAGCGTCAACCACCACACCGCTGGGCCGGCCTCGGGGGCCACGCCCTCGCTGAACACGTGCATCAACGGACGGCCCGACCTCGCCGGTCCGCTGTGCAACGTCATGCAGAGCCGCGAGCCAGACGGGCGGGACATCGCCTACGTGGTGGCCGCTGGCCGGGCCAACCACGCCGGCAGCGGCGGCTGGCGGGGCCTCAGCGGCAACTCGTCGGTGTGGGGGCTCGAGATCGAGCACACCGGGACCAGCCCGCTCTCCCAGGGACGCCAGCAGATCGCCGCGGCCATCCACGCCGCCATGTTCGGCGGTGACGCAGCGTATGTGTGCCAACACTTTGAGTGGGCCCCGACCCGCAAGATCGACGCCGCGACCGGGGTGGACGGCAACGCGTTCCGGCAGATGGTGGCGGCCGGCGGGTCACCGCCCGTGCCACCCACGCCCGAGCCCCCGCCCTGGTTCCGCCCCTACATCCTCACGCCCATCGGCTACCAGAAGGCCGTCTAGGAGGCACCCCCATGGCCACCGAGTACCCCTACCGCGTGCAGCACGTGTCGCACCAGTCGGTCATCTTCATGTGCTACGCCAACGGCGCTGTGCGCTGGATCGGCCCCGGCGAGAACGAAGCCGCCCGGGGTGGGCCGCTCATCAAGATCAGCGACGGCCCCGAGTACAACCGGCTCATCTGCGCGGCGTACGCCGTGATGGGCTTGGCCCCGCCCGAGAACAACCGACCCTGAGAGGACGCCATGAGCACCACCGAGCCTGAGGCCCCCAGCACCACCGAACCGGCCGAGCAGCCGGCCTGGGAACCAGTTGAGCCTGACGCTGAGCCGGCCGCGCCGGCCCCCGATGAGGGCGACGAGGACGAGGGCAGCGATGACGACGACACCGACGACCCCGCCTAGGTACACGTCAGGCGCCAGCTGCGTGCCCCGCTGCCCCATCTGCAACACGGCATGGATCGCCTGCGGCCCCCATGAGCCGGCGCCCACCCCCCCCGACGAGCCAGAGCCGCAGCCATGACGCTGTACCGGCTGGCGGCACGGCTGGCGCTCATCCTGGCGCTGGTCGCCACCGCCACCCTGCCCCGGGTGGACCAGAGCCCCGACAACTTCGAGTACGTGCTCACCGCCGCAGCGCTGGTGGTCGCGCTGGTCATGCTGGCCAGCCTGGCGAGCCGGCTCACCATGCCCCTGGGCCTGGTGGAGTTGGCCGCCGCCGTGGCCGTGGTGGTGTTCTGCGTGGACGGCGGCGAAAGCCTGCTCAGCCACGAGCAGCGCAACTGGTCGATCGTGCGCACGGTGTGCTTCACCTTGGCGGCCGCGGTGGTGGCGCTCAGCGTGATGCTCGACCAGTACCGGCGGCGCCGGGGGCTGCCATGACCATCGAACAGTTCATCGGCGCGCTGCTGGGCCTGGCGCTCATCGCCGTGGGCCGGCTCATCGACCAGTGGCTGCCCCCCACCGACCGGGCAGCGGCCGCCACGGCCCCCACCCCGCCGGCCCTAGCCGACGTGCAGGTGATCGAGCCAGCGGCCCCTGAGCCGCCGCCTGAGGCCCCGCAGCCGCCCGCCGACCCTGGCACCCCCGGCAACCCGCCCCAGGCGCCCTGAGCGGACCTGAGCGGCCCGTGAGCGACGGCTACCGTTGGTGGCCGGGCCGGCCAGCTGGTGGGGCCTGAGGGCAAGCGACCAGCCGTCCCCAGCCGGCAGGGCTACCCCCACCCCCCGCCGGCCGGCCCACCTGGGCAGCTACCATCCCATCCAGGCTCACTCCTAGGGCCTGTGTTGCTTGCAGCTGAGGCCCCCGCCTGGCCACCCCGGGCGGGGGCCTCAGCGCGTCCGACGCCGTGACCAGGGGCTACGCGTACACCGTAGACGCAAGTTGTGGCACCACAACCTGTGCTGACGGTGTACGCGGCCACTACACTGCGTGACATGGCAACACACAGCGCAACACAACCAGTCAGTGAGCCGACCGGCCCCAAACCGAAGCGGCACCTAACCCTAGTTCAGCACCCTGACGGGGTGGCCCTGCTCAACGAGACCGTTGACGTGATGTACGAAGGCCGCCGCCTGCACGACGTGCGCGACCTGACGGGCGTGGTGGTCAACATCTACGCCCGCATCAGCCACGACAAGAAGAACGACGAGGCTGGGGTGGCCCGCCAGGTGCGGGAGTTGAGCGAGTGGGTGGTGCGCCGCGGCGGCACCGTGGGCAACGTCTACATCGACAACGACAAGAGCCTGGGCAGCCGCGGCAAGCGCCGCAACCCGCCCCGGCCCGAGTTCGACCGCATGCTGGCCAACACCGGGCGGCCCGGCCAGCCCACCATGATCCTGGCCACGGAGACGCAGCGGTTCTACCGCTCACCCCGCCAGTTCGTGCAGCTGTGCGAGTACGCCGAGGACTGGGCTGGCAAGTTGGACATCGTGACCATCAAGGACCGCACCGACCTGACCACCCGGCAGGGCCGGCGCGCAGCGTGGGCCAAGGCTGACCACAACTTCGCGGAGTCAGAGGACACCAGGGAGCGGGTGGTGCTGTACAACCTGGACCTGGTGCGCCAAGGCGAGGTGCGCCGCACCCGGCGGGCCTTTGGCTGGCTCAACGAAGAGGATCACCACCCCCAGGAGGCCGCGCTGGTGGCCAAGGCCCTGCGCGATGTGGTGGCAGGCGTGCCCACGGGCGCCATCGCCAAGGAGTGGGAGGCAGCGGGTGTGGTCACCCCCTACTGGGACGTGGACACCAAGGGGCCGCTGTACTGGACCAACACCCGGGTGACGCTGACCACCATCCTGAGCAACCCGCGGCATGCGGGGCACCAGGTGTACAAGCGCCAGGTGGTCAACCTGGGCCGGTTCAAGCCCATCGTGGAGCCCGAGGTGTGGGAGGCAGCGCAGGCGGTGCTGAAGAGCCGCCGCACCGGGACGCAGCGCCATGGCAACAGCGGCCGCCGCCCGCCCGGCCCGTTCACGGGCCTGCTGCGCTGCGGCAAGTGCGGCGACGAGCACAAGCTGACGCACACCATCAGCAACCGTGGCGTGCCCATGTGGAACCACGCCCGGCAAGGCTGCGGCCTCAGCATCCACGCTCACATGGTTGAGCCGGTGTTGTGGCGGGTGGCGGTGGCGCGGGCCAGCACCCCCACGTTCTTGGCCGGGCTGAGTGAGGCCCCGGACGACGACGGCGCCCTGGCCGAACTTGAGCGGCTGCGTGTGCTGCGCGACGAGATCGAAGAGGACCGCCAGGCTGGCGCCATCACCCGGGACAGCGCCATCAGGCAGCTGGCGATCAACCAGCGGCTGACTGCTGACGCCGAGGCCCGTCTGGCCCGGGTGGCCCACGTGGACCCGACCAGGGCGTGGCTTGCGTCCAACACGCTGAGCGCCGATGGCGCTACCCTGCCCGGCCATATCCAGCGCAACGTTCTGTCGCTCGTCTACCACCTTGTGCGCGTACTGCCGGCCGCGCCGGGCCGGCTGGGCAGCGAGCGGCTGGACCCCATGTTCATCGAGGAAGTGCAGTGATGCCGGTTGAGCACGTGGCCGACTACACGGCCCTGCTGGCCCCCCGGGCCACGCTCAGTGAGCCGTGGGCCAGGGGGCACAACGCGGTGGTCATCACCTACATGACCGAAGGGCCGTTCGACGTGCACGCCGCCGAGGCCGGCATCCTCGCGTTGGCCGAGGGCTTGCAGAGCTATGTGGACTGGCTACAGCACAGCCACGCCGACCCGCTGAGCGGCCGGCACCTGCACGACATGCTCGACGGCTTCCGGGGCCTACTGGGCTACAGCCTGGGCCGGCTCGACGCAGGCGTGCTCGACGCCTTCGCCACCCGGCTGGCTGAGCGGTGGGGCATCAACCCCGACACGGGCGAATGGGTGGGGGGCCAGTGACGGTGCCTGCCCCCGAAACCCTGGGCGAGTTCCTGGCCCGGATGCGCGCTAAGCGCCTGGCCGACGGCCTGCCCGAAACGTTGCAGGACCCAGCAGTGCTGGCCCGGATCGCCGGCATCGTCCTGGGCTCCCCGCACGCGATGACGGCCCCGGGGTGGTGCCAGCGTTGCCGGCGCATCAGGCGGGTACGCGTGCAAGCGTGGGTGGGCAACACGGCAGTTGGCGTGTGCGCCAGCTGTGAGCAGCAGCAAGCAACAGAGCGAAAGGGAGAGCATTGAGCATCAGCACCAACGGCGCCGAGGCGCCAGAGCGCACAGCTGATGGCTGGTACGGCGCCACCGTGGCGGCCGCCCGGCTAGGCATCAACGGCCAGCAGCTGCGTGAACTACGCGACAGCGGCGGCCTACCCGACAGCAGCTGGCGCCGCATCACCGTGGGCAAGGCCAGGCACATCGAGTACAACCCGACGGTGATCGACAAGCTCGCCGTCGCCAACGCTGGGGAGAGCAGCAACGTGGCTGAGGAAGCAACCGCAGGCGTCAAGCACATCAGCAGTGATGTGCCGTTGGAACAGGTGGAACTAGAACCAGCCGCCATCGAGGCGCTGGCCGCCATTGGGAAGCTAGGCCCCGTGCGTGACGCCCAGGGCCGCGCCCGTGCAGTGCTGGTGGAGTTGATGCCCCGGGGTGCCAAGTACAACCCGAGCACCATCAGCACCGGCACCCGGGTGCTGGCCGAGTACGGCCTCATCAACCGCGACACCCAGGCGAAGCGCACCTACGAGTACCGCATCAGCGCCCGGGGCCGGCGGTGGCTGGCCGCCAACCGCGACCACCTGCCGCACGTGCCTGACCCGCGGGCCGTCACCACTACAGCTGAGCCGGCGCCGCCGCCTGAGCCTGAGGCCACAGCTGAGGCCATCACCCAGGCGCTGGCCCCTGAGCCGGCCCCTGAGGCCCCGGCGGTTGAGCCTGCGCCGGCCCCTGAGGCCCCCCAGGCCGGACCTGACGCCCTGCCGGCGCCAGCTGAGGCCCCCCGGGCCACCAACACGCTGGCGGCCCCACAGCTGCCCGTGGGGCTGGCTGAGCCGGTGGTTGACCCCGGCGCCATCGCGGCGGCGCTGCTGCGCCAGACCGTGCGGGTACTCAACGACAGTGACGTGGCCACCCTCACCGCCGAGCGTGACGCCTTGGCGGCCCACAACGCCACGTTGGTCAGCCACGTGCGGTCGCTCACTGAACGCACGCACGACGCCGAAGCCCAGTTGCGCGAGGCCCAGGCGGTACTGCACAGCATCGAAGCGCAACTGACCCCCATGTTGACGGGCCAGGCCCAGGGCCTTGGCTGGCTAGACGCCAAGACCCGCACGGACCTGCTGGCCCTCGTCCAGAAGGCGGCCGAATGGGCACGATGACCACCACCATCGACCAGGTGATGACCCACCACGACTACGTGCGCTGCCGCACGTTCGGCCACGCCTGGGAAGAGCAGCCGGTCATGCAACCCGACGACTGGGGCCGCCCCCAGTTCTGGCTGCGGTGCACGCGGTGCACCACCATGCGCCGCGACGTGTTCGACGCCCGCAGCGGCAGCCTTGAGGGCCGGGCCTACGACTACCCCGAGGAGTACCGGCTGGCGGGCGACCAGCTGCCGACCCGGGACGAGTTCCGGCTCAAGCTGTTGAGCATCGCCAGCGACCTGGCTGACCGGCGGGCACGCCGCCGGCAGGTGTCGTGATGTGGGCCAACGCCATGGTGTGCGATGACTGCTGGGCGCGCGCCGTGGAGTGGGCGCCCGTGCGGGTGACCGACGTGGAACCGCGCCCGTGCTACAGCTGCGGCCGCATCACGGCGTCGGGCATCTTCGTGCGGGTGCGGCGGTGACCCCCCGCAGCTACTGCCGGCACACCATCACCGACAACCACGGCCACGACGTGACGTGCCGGCGCGGCCTGGCGCACGACGGCGACCACACGGCCTGGTCACCTGACCGCAGCCGCATCGAATGGGACAGCAGCGGCATGGTGCTGGCCAACGTGGGCACCTTCCACCCGTACCGCCGGTTCAAGCCGGGCCGGCGGTACGTGATCGTGGCCGAGCCGAAGCGATGATGCGGGTGACGGTGGAGGTGACCGGCCCCGGTGGCCGCATGGAGACGCTGCACGTGCTGCACGTCACCAACCGGGGGCCGGCCCACCCCAATGAGCCGGCCAGCGACGTGCGGGTGTACACGGTCGAGCAGGCCCACCCGGCTAGCGCCGTGGTGCGCAGCGTGTACCACGCCCGCAGCGACGGCGCCCTGGTGCTGGCGGCGCTGGCGGCCCGCACGGCGGTTGAGCGGTGAACACCCGGCGCCTGGCGGCCGCCCCGGCGCTCACTCTCATCTCCCTGGTGGTGGCCGGGGCCTGGCTGGCCCTGGGCTGGGCCGCGGGGCTGTACGGGGCCGTGGGGTGGGTGTGCGGCGCCCTGGCCGTGGCGCTGGTGGCCTACGGCTGGCTGTACGCCATCACCCGGGCGCAGGCCACCCAGCTTGACGCCCTGGCCACGTTCCTGGCGGAGCGCAGTCTGGTGGTGGTGCGCTGCGCCAGCTGCCGGCAGCCCGTCACCTTGGGGCCGCCGCCCCGCGACGTGCGGATGGACGACAAGGTGAGCCTGCCGCCCGGCTGGACCGTGGTGGGCGACCGGGCGTACTGCCCGGAGTGCGCCGACCGTGGCAACGGGCCGGCCGTGGTGCACACCAACCGCTGACCAACGGCCGGCCCGGCCTCAGCCCTCCTTGGTCGGGTGGGGTGTGGCCTGACCCCACCGAGCGTGAGCCGCGTTCGCTAGGGCGGTCAACCCGGACTAGGCGGTAGCCGCTTGTGAACCGCGCGCGTTGTTGGACGTGCGGCGTCTGCGCGCGCGGTCGAGGGCTGTGGCCCCACTGGGGATAACCCTGTGGATGAGGCGCGGGCGACCTCGACGTTCACGGAAACGTCACCCTCAGCCTGTCGATAACTGACGGTCGGTGGCCGACTCAGTGCCGTGTGTGCGACGATCGCCGCCACTCGTGACCACCGCCACAGAAAGCGAGGTGGGGCTGTGATGGTCGAGTCGAGGGCTAGGCCCGCCATGACGGTGCTGTGCAACCGGCTGGCCCGGCAGCTGCGGGGCTACCGGCGGCTGCACGCGCTGACCCAGTGCGAGCTAGCCACCGAAGTGGGCGGCATCACGGGGCGAACGATCAGCCGCTACGAGTGCGGGGCCAGCTTCCCCGACCCGGACGTGGTGTGGCGCCTGGCCAACCTGGGCGCCATCGACGTGGCCGAGGTGTACGCCCCCGACCGGCGCCGCCGGGGTGCGGCGTGACCGCCAGCGAGGACCAGGCCGTGGCCCGCCTACTGGCCACCGCCGAAGCCCGGGGCCTGCCGGCCCGCATCAAGGACAGCCCCGAGCTAGCCAGCCTGGCTCGACTAGTGCGCAACCACCTACGGAGGGGCCATGGAGCGCAACCTGGCACAGCGCAACTGGATACGGCAGCAGTGGCAGATCGGCACGGACACCACCACGGTGACGATCGAGGCGGAGGGGCCAACCCCGACGCCCTCCGGCGTGCTGCGGCTCGTGCAGGAACTGTCCTGCGCGGTGGAGCGCTACCTGGCGGCCCTGCCCGAGCCACCGGCCCGGCGGCACGGCCGCGTTGACGGCGCCTACGGCCGCACCGACCCCGCCGAAGCCCGCCGCCAGCTGACCGCCGCCCGCGAGGCCCTGCGGGAGGGCCGCCGGCCATGATGGACCACCCGGGCACCGTGTCGGTGGGGGCCGCCGAGCCTGACGACCAGCTGTGCCTGAGCGTCACCAGCATCATCAGCGCCGCCAACGGCGGCAGCAGCGATGGCCTGGTGTGGTGGGCGCGGCGGGGCGCCGCCACCATCGCCGTCAACCGGCGTGACGTGTGGGCCGGCATGACCCCGGGCGAAGCCAGCGACTGGATCGCCCGCCGGCACGAGGCCAACGCCAAGGTCAACCGGGACAACGGCAGCACCGTGCACGACGCCCTAGAGCAGTGGGCGCTGACCGGCACCCGGCCCGCCGGCAGCGACCTGCGCATGGTGGGCGACGCCGACCCCAAGATGGTGGGCCTCATGCTCGACCAGGCCGACGCCTGGTTGCAGCAGGCCCAGCCCGACTACCTGGCCGCCGAGTTGACCGTGTACAGCCCCACCCGGGGCTACGCCGGCACGCTCGACGCCATCGCCCGGGTGGCGGGGGTGCCGTTCCTCATCGACTACAAGACCCACTACGACAGCTGGGATCGCGACGGGCGGCCCCGGCGGCCCTACCCCGAGCAGGTGGCCTTGCAGCTGGTGGCCTACCAGCGGGCCGAGTGGGCGGCCCTGTTCCGTGCCCGGCGGGTGGAGCGCAGCTTCTACCCCCGGTACTACGCCCTCAGCGCCGCCGAGCGCGACCAGTCGATCGCCGTGCCCCCGGTGGAGGCCGGCCTGTGCGTGTACATCACGCCCGAGCACTGCCACGCCTACCCGGTGCTGCTGGACGACCGGGCCTGGCGGGCGTTCCTGCACGCCATCGACGTGTACCGCTGGCTCAAGCACGACTCCAAGTCGGTGATGGGCCAGCCACTTGACCTGGGAGGTGACGGCCATGCCCATCATCGGGCTACAGCGGCGCCTGCGTGAAGCGGGGCGCATCCGCCTGGGGGAGCAGCGGGTCAGCGCCCGCGGCAACGCCTACCCGGCGGCGCTCAACACGTTCCGGTTCACGTCCGCCGACCGGGCCGCCATCGACGCGGCCGCGGCCCTGTGGGGTGGCAAGGTCACCCCCTGGGACAGCCCCGCCGGCCCCCAGTGGCAGGTGACCATCGAGGCCGCCGCCATCACCGTGGTGGTGCCGCCCACCGACCTGGGGTTCAGCCAGTGGTACGAGATGTGGTCGGCCGGGGGGTGCCAGCGGCGCTGCGACGGCCACCACGAACACCTGAGCGACAGCCCCTGCCTGTGCGACCCCGACAACCGGGCGTGCAGCCCCTGCACCCGGGCCAGCGTGATGGTGCCCCAGCTGCCGGGGTTCAGCCTGTGGCGCTTGGAGAGCCACGGCTACTACGCCGCCACCGAACTGGCCGGGGTGGTGGACATCATCAACCGGGCCGCCGCCCAGGGCCGCTTCTTGGAGGCGCAGCTGCGCATCGACCAGCGGGTGGCCAAGCGCCTGGACGACAAGGGCGACATCGTCACGCAGCACTACGTGGTGCCCGTGCTCGACCTGGGCCTGACCTTCCGTGAGCTAGTGGGAGCGCCCACGGCTCAGGCGCTGCCAGCAGCCGACAGCGCCGGAGGGGCGGAAGGTCAGGCCCACTCCCCCGCCCCCACGCTCACCCCCGTGCCCGACCTACCCGCCGGCCCCAGCGTGGAGGACCAGCTGGCCCAGCTGCGTGAGCAGCCGCCCCACAAGCTGCGCGGCCCGCTGCCCACCAGCGGCGTGGACCCCGAGACGGGCGAGATCACCGAACCTCGACCTGAGCCTGAGCCTGCACCTGCACCTGAGGGCAAAGGCATGGCGCCCCCGCCGGCCAGCACCACCGACCCCGAAGTGGCCCGGCGGCGCGTCATGGCCGAGGCCACCAAGACCTGGCCCGACGCCACCACCGAGCAGCGCGAGGGCCTGCGCCACGCCCTGGGCGTGATGGCCACGTACACGTCCCGGCACCTGGTCGAGCAGCCGCCCACGCAGTCCGTCAACGACATGACCCTGGACGAGCGGCTGCGGCTCAGCACCCTGCTGGCCGACGTGCGGATGGGCCGCATGGCCCTTGACCGCGTCGAGGACGACGACGCCGGCCACCACCGCTACCGGGCGTCGATCAGCAAGGGCGCCCGGGTGGCGGTGCTCACCCGCCTGGCGCACGACGACTGGGACGTGGACATCCACGTCCCCGACCGGAAGGAAGCGCAACCATGACCACCATCACCGTGCCGGCCACCATGGACGGCGCCGAGGCCCGCCTGGGCGAGCTAGAGCACGTGGCCACCAGCGCCGGCTGGGAGCGGGCCGCCATCGTGTGGGCCTACGTCACCCCCGGCAACGTGCAGCTGTCGTCGGCCGGCCCGCCCTACAGCATCAACGGCTTCGCCCAGCTGGGCCTGCCGGGCCTGCGGCGCACCGACTCGGTGCGGCACTACTACAGCTGCTGGCAGTGGGCCATCGACAACGCCAAGGCCATGCCCGCCCGCCCCGGTGTGCCGGCCACCTTGCCTGACGTGCCGTGGCCACCCGTGCCGGCCGCCGCCCGCCTGGTGGGCAACCCCCAGCTGCGCGACGCCCTCACCGCCCAGGCCGCCGTCGACGGCGTAGGCGCCAGCAAGGTGCTGGACGTGGCCGCCAACCCCCGGGCCGTGGCCGCGGCCATCAAGGCCAGCCCGGCCCTGGCCAAGGCGGCCCGCGAGGCCATCCGTGAGCGTGACCGTCTCGAGACCGCCGCCGACAAGGCCGCCGTGGACCAGGCCGGCGAGCGGGCCGCGGCCGCGGTCGGCAAGGCGCTGGGCATCGACCCCATCGCCCACCACCTACGCCAGGCCGCCGCCGAGATCGGCCAGGCCATCCTGGGCCTCGACCTGTACGGCCCGGGTGACGCCCGCCAGGTGGGTGAAGCTGTGGCCAAGGTCGAGCGGTACCTGGCCATGTTCAAGGCCGAGACGCCGGGCGAGCCGCCCCACTGGTCCGACGATGACCGGGAGTTCTTGGGGGCGCACGGGGTGGCGCTGTGACCGCGGCCCCGGCCGTCAACCAGGCGGTGGCCCTGGTGGACGCCGCCCTCGACGCCTACGTGGCCCGCATGGCCGCCCGCGGCCTCGACCCCGAAGGCTTCCGGGCCGCCACCCTGGCCGGCCTGGCCCACGTGGACACGCCGCGCATGAGCCAGCTGCTACAGGAGTACCGGCTGTGCCAGCGGCGCGAGGGCGCCACCCGCTACGTGGTGGCCTGCCACCAGTACGGCGCCGGCAGCCGGTGGTCGATCTTGGCGAAGCCCAACACCGACCCCGCCGTGGTGCGTGAGGCCCGCCGCGCCCAGGCCCTGTGGGCCGTCAAGGACGCCGCCAGCCGGCTCACCCGCGACGGCCTCCTTGAGGTGCGGCCCGGCCTGCGGGACAGCCAAGCCGACCGGCTCATCGACGCCGCGCAACGGGCCACCGAGACGATGCTGACCGCACAGCTGACCCTGGTGCAGCAGCTGCTGGAACCTGCCCCCGACGAGCCGTCGCCCAACGGCGACCGCACACCGGCCGCCTGATGGTCACGCCCGCGCAGCGCAAGGGCCGCAGAGCCGAAGTGGAGGCCGCTACTCGCTTGGCGGACGCCACCGGCTGGCCCGTGCGCCGCCGGCAGCAAGAAGGCAGGGCCGACGACACCGGCGACTTGGAAGGCGTGCCGTACACCTGCGTGCAGGTGACCGCCATCGAGAACCTGTCGTCGGCCCTGTCTCGCAAGCTACCGGCCCTGGCCGACCAGCAGGCCCGCGCCCGGGCGCCCTACGGCCTGCTGTGGGTGCGGCGCCGGGGCGGCCGGTGCATCGCCGTGATGAGCGAGCGCCAGCTGGCCGCCATGCTCACCGCGGCGGTGGCGTACCTGCGCCTGGCCGAAGGTGCCACCGCCCTGGGGCTGTACGTACCGGACGAGCCATGACGGGGCGCCGGCTGTGCCAGGTGCTGGGCTGCGACAACCCCCACCACGCCCGGGGCATGTGCCACGCCCACTACCAGGTGTGGCGCCGAGGCCGTAGGGCGCCCCTGGTGGCCCCTGAGGCCCGCTACAGCGCCGCCGGCCCCCACAACCCACCCCAGGCGCCCGCGGGCGCTCACAGCATGCCTGGGGGGCCTGTGGGGCCACCCTACGGATGGGGGCACCTGCCGCTGATGACCGATGCCGAGGCCACGCTGCCGGCCGGCAGCTACTGGGACTGGGCGCGGGTCACGTGGCGGCCCGGCACCAGCCACGTGGAGGCCGTGATGCGTGACGCCGGCCTGCCCTGGTGGGAGTTGGGGGTGCGGGTGCCGTGGGCGGCCAGCTGCCAGGAGGCCGCATGATGGGCCGCCATCTCGACGCCACCTACGAGCGGCTACGTCAGCTGCCCGGCGCCCGCGGCAACGGCGACAGCTTCACCGCCTGCTGCCCCGCCCACGACGACAGCCGGGCCAGCTTGAGCGTGGGCCGCGGCGACGACGGCCGCGTGCTGGTGCACTGCCACGCCGGCTGCGCCCCCGAGGCCGTGCTCAGCGCCCTGGGCCTCGACTGGTTCGACCTGCTGCCCGAAGCCGACCATGACCCAGACCAGCGCAGCCTGGTGGCCACCTACGACTACACCGACGTGGAGGGCACGCTGCTGTTCCAGAAGGTGCGGTACGTGCCCAAGGACTTCCGGCTGCGGCGGCCTGACGGGGCCGGCGGCTGGCTGTGGAACATCAAGGGTGTGCCCCAGGTGCTGTACAACCTGCCGGCCGTGCGAGCCGCGGTAGCCGCCGGGCGGCCCGTGTACCTGGTCGAGGGCGAGAAGGACGCCAAGGCCCTGACCGACCGGGAAGAGTGCGCCACCACCGTGCCCGGCGGCGCCGGCAAGTGGCGCCACGTGTTCGCGGGCGACCTGGAAGGCGGCTGGGTCATCATCGTGGCCGACCGCGACGACGCCGGCCGCGCCCACGCCCTCACCTGTGCCCGCGACCTGGTGCAGGTGTGCCAGCGGGTGAGCGTGGTCGAGAGCGACCGGGGCAAGGACGCGTACGACCACTTCGCCCAGGGCGGCGGCTTCGAAGACTTCCAGCCGGCCGCCTGGTGGCCCGAGGCTCAACCTGAGCCTGAGCCTGAGCCGGCCCGCCCCGCGGAGGTCCGCCGCATGGACCAGCTGCCCCTGGCCCGCATCAACTGGCTGTGGGAGGGCTGGCTGGCCCGCGGCAAGCTGGCCCTGCTCGACGGTGACCCCGGCTGCGGCAAGTCCACCGTTGCCATCGAGCTCGCCGCCCGGGTGAGCACCGGGGCGCCCATGCCCGGCGAACCCGCCGACGCCCAACGCGATCCCGGCACCGTGTTACTGCTCACCGCCGAAGACGGCCTAGCCGACACCGTGGGGCCGCGGCTGGTCGCGGCCGGCGCCGACCGTGCCCGGGTGACCGCCCTAGAGCGGGTGCTGTACCGCGACGACCAAGGCGTGCTGCGCCAACGGCTACCGCAGCTGCCCACCGACCTCGACCGGCTGGTGCACCACATCGCCGCCACCAAGGCGCAGCTGGTCATCATCGACGTGCTGTTCGCCTACCTGGCCTCCCAGATCAACTCCTGGAAGGACCAGGACGTGCGCCAGGTGCTGCACGCCATGGGCGACGTAGCCGACGCCACCGGGGCCACGTTCCTGCTGATCCGCCACCTGAACAAGGGCGGCAGCGGGCCGGCCGTGTACCGGGGCGGGGGCAGCATCGGCATCACGGGCGCCGCCCGCACCGTGCTGGCCGCCGCGTTCGACCCCCGCGACGACGAGCGCCAACGGCGGGTGCTGGCGGTGGTGAAGTCGAACGTGGCCCAGCTGCCCCGGGCGCTCAACTACGGCATCGTGAACGACCCCATGTGGCGGGCCGGGCGCATCACCTGGCAGGGCACCAGCGACATCACCGCCGACGAGTTGGTGCAGTGGCGGCCGGCCCGGGGCGGCACCCAGCTGGACGACGCCGCCCTGTGGCTGCAAGGGCTGCTGAGCGACGGCCCCGTGAGCGGCCGGGAGGTGCGCATGCTGGGCCGCCATGAGGGCTATGACGAACGCACCCTGCGCAAGGCGGCCGAGCGGGCCGGGGTGAGCATCAGGCGCACCGGCACCGGCAAGGACCACCACACAACGTGGCAGCTGCTGCCCCCGGAGGACCGGCCATGACGGCTACGCAGCGTGCGTTCACTCCGGCCACTTTCCACTCCGGCCTTCTCCCGGATAGAGGCCGGAGTGAAACCCGGCCACAACGAGTGGTTGCCCACAGGGTTGTCCACAGGGGACGGCCAGGGACGGCTGCAAGTAGGCCGGAGTGGCCGCAGTCACCCAGCGTGCCAAGTAGGCCGGAGTGGCCGCAGTGACCAGCAGCCAGCCCACCCGGGGCCAGCTGGCCCGCTGGTTCGCCGCCCTGCGCCGCACCGACTGGTACGCCATCGAGCACCGCATGGTGGCCGCCCTGTACCGCGAGCGTGCCGGCACCCTGGTGCCCGACGGCTACGGCCACGGCAACGGCTACCAGCCCCGCGGCAGCACCGTCAGCGACCGCACCGCAGCAGCTGCCGTAGCCCTGGCCGACGTGGCTGACCACGGCCAGCTGGCCGACGCCCACCGCCGCCACACCATGGGCGCCCTAGCCGACCTGGAAGCCACCCTCGACGCCCTCAACCGGGTGCAAGGCCACCTGGCCCAAGTGGCCCGGCTGGTCACCCCCGACGAGGACCAGGCGCCGCCCTGCCTGCCGTGCGCGGCCGGCGGCGCCAACCACGCGGCCACCCACCTGGGAGACGTGGGCGGCCGGCTACCCCGCCCGGTGCGGCTGTGCGAAGCGGCCTACGAGTTCGTGCGGCGCACGGGGCGCATCCCCCAGCCGGACGAGGCCGCCAGCTACGCCCGCAGCGGACGCTGGCGGGTGCACGTACCTGGACCCGATAGGAGGCCACGATGACGAAGTACCAGTCGCCTATGAGCCGACCCGTGCGGTGCAGCGAATGCGGCCGCCTGCTGCGCGGCCAGCCCACCCTGCGGTTGGGCTACATGGTGCGCGAGCACTACCGCCGCGGCGACCGCAACCAGCTGGCGCCCGTGTGGTGCCCCGGGGCACGCCGCTTCGACCACCAGCCCGCCGAAGACGGCGCCCACCGCAGCAAGTGGTGGGCACCCGCATGACCCCGCCCCCGCTGCCCTGGCTGTGCCCCCTGTGCGACCGCCAGCTGGCCAACCCCCGCACCATGGCCTACGGCTGCGTCGAGGCCCTGATGGAGGCCCCGGTGGGCGAGTGCCCCATGCACCGCACCCAGTGGGCCAAGGGCTGGCGGCCCGGTGGCTGACTTCTGCCGGGACTGCGTGCGTGACCTGTGGGACCACGACGCCAGCGACCTGCCGCCCGTGCCCGGCTGCTACCTATGCGAGGGTTGCGGTGTGCACCTGTTCGACGCCGCCGGCCACCGCCGCTGCACGTTCACCCCAGCCGAGGACAAGCCGGTGCCCTACCCGGCGTGCGAGCTATGCCAGGCGCTGCCATGAGCGAGCTACCGCCCTGGCCCCGTGACCTGCCGCCGCTCAGCCACGAACCGATGTGCGGCATCGACATCGTGGACGTGGCCTGCGTGGCCATGGGCCTGCCCCGCAGCTACAGCGAGGACCGTGCCACCCACATCCTGTGGGAGCACACCCCCTGGCCCATGGGCAGCACCGACCAGGTGTACCGGGCGGTGCTGCGCTACCTGGGTGCGCCGCCCGAGATGCTGGCCTGACACCAAAGCACCAACACCACCGCCGACCAGGGCCAACGCCTGGACAGCATGTGCAGCATCGTGCAAGATGTGCCAAGCGGGAGTAGCGGCTGCACCGGGCGGGGGTGCAGCAGGTAGGGGGCGGGTATGCCCACAGCACCACCCGGGGTGTGCCCTACACCGGGGTGCCCCCGGCGGGTGCCGGCAGGGGGCAGCTGCCCCGAGCATGGGCCACGGCGCACCCCCGACCTACGCCCCAGCCCAGCTGCGCGCGGCTACGACTACGCCTGGCGGAAGCTGGCCACAGCGCACATCGCAGCCCACCCGGAGTGTGCATGGTGCGCAGGCCCTGGCCGTGTCGTCGATCACGTGGTGCCGCTCACCCAAGGCGGCGCACGCCTGGACAAGGCCAACCTTCAGACGCTGTGCCAGCGCTGCCACACCCTGAAGACCCAGGCCGAGCATGGCTTGACCTGAGCAGCTTCGCTGCCGGCCTGGTGTGCGGCACCACCATCGGGTTCCTGCTCGGAGCGCTAGCCGTATTGCTGGTCAACCATTAGGCCGATGAGCCAGCAAGGCCCAGCTGTGTAAGCCGCTGCATGCCACGCAATGAATGAGCCTGGCGATGCGGCAAAGGCCCAATGGACCTACCCGAGCCGTGCACCACTACCCCAGCGCAGGTAGGCCGCCCGCCGGCCGGCCGCCGGCAGTTTCAGGGCGGGCAGTTTCAGGGCGGGGGCCGCCGTCCAAATAGTCCGCTATTGCTGGATATTCGGACGGACGGACGACGACCGAAGGCGGGGCGGCCCGAGACGGTAGGGGGCCTTCCGATCGCCAGATGATCCGCTTGGACGACACA